TTTGCGGGGGCATGAGCCGCAACCTTTAGGGAAATAAGGGTGTTGCTCTGGGTATAGACGCATCGCCTTTCCGGGATTGAAGCGGAAAATCTTGCGTTTTGCCCCGTCGGTGCAGTTCTGCCCGCGTCGCATTGCGAGTTCGGGGTCGGAAGTGGGATATTTCCCCTTGCGCACCTGCACAGCCGTACAGCGACAGCCCCAGCCATTGGGAGGCAGGAACGAGTCCCAGAACGGATCGCTTGCCGGCAAGGTGGTATTGTGCAAAATCGCATGTTCCTCGCGCACACGAGAGTCATTGGCTGTGCGGTATTGCAAATCGTAACGATCGCCGTCCTTTTCAAACTCATGCCAGCGCACCGCCATTTGCGAAGCTGCAACAGCCTGTTGATACTCGGCACGCAGATAGTTGTGATTGTATCGGTCATTAATCGCCTTTACATCGTTGAGGAAAGTGCTGAACGGTTTAATATCGCCATTTGGGGTGAGCAACGATAATCCCACCTCACGCAAAGCGTGGAAAGTCTTGAACCCCGAAAAAGTGAAAGCATTGTTTTCGAGTGCGTACCGCAGAGTCTCAGGTACTTCATAGGAAACCCCATGCCCGATGGCAGACGAAAGGATATTGAAAGTTTGCTTAATGAGTTCCAAAACGGCCGGGTCGCTGAGCATAGATGCATCAAAGTGACCCGTTTCAAAGATGAGCCGAGCCGCATTGTTGAACGTCTCATCGTCAAAGTCGAGAGGCTCGACACCCGAATCGGCAAAAGTAGCACTAACCTCTTCGGCACGTTGTGCCACTCCCCCTATCAGAGCAGGTGGAGAGTTGAGAGTTTCGCAATCGTTGTAAAGCGACTCAAGAGCAGAGTTGAATGCCCGGTATTGACGGCAAAGGTTGTTGTGCCCCGGGCTTAGTCGAAAAAAGCCGAGAGGCTCGGCTCCCTAAAAGACAAATCAGATTGCTGAGACTGCTGCCGTTTGCCTGTAATGGGTATATTGTACTTGTCAATGAAATATTGCGGGTCGATATCGAAATGGTCAAGCAGCATGCGTTCCTCCTCACGCAGTTCGGCCGGGGTGAAAGTCGCCGCGTCGTCCCACTGGAACAATAGATTGTTTAACGGGAACCCGTGCTTAATCATAAGCGGAATGAGGCGGTCATTGACCACATTGCGAATCATGCGAGCATCGGCAGCGATAACGTCCTCAAAGATTTCGAGGTGAGTTTCGGACTGCGACAGCGAACTGCCCGAGTCAATGGTCATTGTCTGCATGAGTGTGCCTTTTGATATTTCCGAGTTACAACGGTCAACACGGCGGTCGAAGACGTTGTAGGCATCGCCCCGCGACGACTCTTTTATTTCAATGTCGGTGCCGTCGGGGAGCAATGCCCAGAACGCAGCGCCCATGTCGTCAAGAGCACGCTCAATATTGGCACGCTCAGCCGCATCTGTCGTGCTTGACTTAGCGATGCGAATGGGGAGACCGAACATCTCGCCGAACATATCCCAGAAGCCGAGCATATTTTTCTTGCTGATGCATTGCGGAGCGCATTTTAGTAGCAGGCCGAGGTCATGAGGCTTGCCGACTTCGATAACCCAATCGGCAAACTCCGTGTCACGATAAGAGATGCCCTGACGCCAGTCGTCGTTAGGCTCCCGAGTGATAACTCCATATTCAGGAATCACATGCTTGCGGTTCACGAGTTGCACATCAGAGAAACGCATGCCGAGATTGTCGGACACGACATCGCCCAATTGAATGAGCGAGTGGCCGAAGAAACGCGAGTCAAGCGCGAGTTCCACGAAGTCGGAGAACCATTCCCGTTCAAACAGTTTGGTTGCATCGGCATTTTCCTTGCCCGAAGCGTCAACGATGCGGAACTGTTTCTGCAGAGTTTTCCCCTTGCGTTGCCCCATACAGCCTGTGAGGTGCAGGTCAACAAGACAATCGGCATAAATGTCAAGCAATACGCCACGTCGTGGCGAGTCCACATCAATAGCCTGTTGCCAGGCAGTGCGCCACGATGCAATATCTTTTTTTGTGAGCGAATCAGAACGCTGCATCAGTTGAGCGACCACACGCTTAGACTGTGCCGAGCGGGCAAGAGCCAACAGATGGTCGCGTTGTGATATAGAGTTACCGGCAGACAATGAATTAGATAAACGCCTTAAAATATTCATTTCTAAATAGTGATTAATGATTGATTAAATAGTGGTTAATAACAATACTCATTAGGCTTCTGTGAGCCGAAACGCACCGGATTGTGCGTGTCGGCCTCAGAACCGTCGGGACTTGTGTATGTGGGCAGGTCGGGCGACGCCTTTGAGTTTTGCACATCTTTGAGCCAGGCGATAGAGTCATTATATAGGCACTCGCGACGTTCGTGCCCCATAGATTGAGGCAGGCGGTGAACCATGAGATAAAGCGTGATATTCACGGCACACTGCACGATGAGCGGATTGCGATTGTTGCCTGTTGCGGCAAACACCTTATCGGCATCGTATCGGTGTCGGATATAACTGCTTATCTGCTCGATGGCAGCCGCCTCGGCAATGAGGCGGTTGGGCGTGTCGGCCGACAGCGTTTCCAGTTCGAAAGTCGTGCAGACACTTGCGTAATCTTCAATAGTAAGGAACATAATGATTATTTTTTAGGAGGAAATGCAACAAATATTGCCATGTTTTCGGCTTTCTCAGCAGTGAAATCACGCGAGAAACGCTGCATGGCAATCATGCGTTTGAGCCCTTGCATGGAGACAACCACCGGTCGTTTTTTCCAAACGAGGACGAGAAACTTTTTGCGATAAGTGAGAGCATTGTGTTTAGCCTTGGCAATAGCCCGGCGTTTTCTCCATTCAAAGATGGAAGCTTTGATGTAGTCAAATATTACCATAGTTTGTTTTTATTATTGCGCCGACGGCCTACAGCCACCGGCTGGTTTTTAGTTCGGGTAGCCCGTTGAAGATACCATATCGCCCCCTCGTCGGCATCAGGTGCGTCATCGTGCCCGCGCATGCCTTTTTCAAAAGCGAGAGTTTGTGCGAGCCCTACCTGCATATCGGGGTCGTTGCGTTCGGCATCGTTGTAGTAAACAAAGCCACGTTCCCAGAGAGGCGAAATAGCCTCAATGCGTTGGAACTTGTCGGGCTTTTTGCGACGGTCGGCCGACAGTGGCAGTTGATAGCCTCGTGTGTCGCCCTCGGCACGGAACTCGTCAAGAATGAGGTCTTGCATAAAATTAGCCTCCATGTACCAGCGAATGGCAATGCCATTGTCGGTGAGAGCATCGTAGAGGTCATAGAGCCAACGCACCATTTCCGTGACTGAGCATTGCCGGACAAACGCACGAATGTGGTGCAGTTCGGTGCCGATTTTACCCCAAAGTTTGGCCGCCTTGTAGTCGTTTTTGGTAGTGCCCTTAAAAGAGGGGTCGATGTAAAGCACAAGAGCATCGTAGGAGCTGAGAGGTGGCAACTGTTTCCATTTAATCCACTCCTCGCGGAACACCGCCCCGGTAGTAATGGGGTTGTTCATATACTCGCGTTGAAACGAGCGATAGCCCACACGCGACTGAATGCGCTGCACATCGGCGATAGTGTATTTAGAAGCCCACGAAACATTTCCTTTGTTGTCAAGAATATTGACGCGAGACACCGAGGTGGCATCGTTGGCAATGAAGTTGGCCAACACGCTGTTTTTGGCAATCAGGTTACCTACCATGATAAATCGTCCACGCCCGCCGTCAAGAGCCCCATAAAGAGCCTCAAGCAGCCACTCGGTGAGTTCCTTGACAAGCGCGGGATTTTTACACATTTTGTCGTCGTCAAGGTCATCAATTACAATGTAATCGGGACGGTGGGAACGATGTCGGAGACCACGAGGGGACTGCCCGCGCCCACGGGCGAAGAACGCAACGCCCGATTTAGTCACAAACTTGCCTTCGCCCCAAAAACCGTTGTTGTATTGCTCTCCAAAGTCGGCGATGTATCGTTGGTTGTATTGCAGCTCGGCTTGAATATCGGCGAGCAGATTAATGGCATTGTCCTCAGACTTGCCGACGAGCACCATAACATTTATTTCGCGCTTCTCCTGGCACATGAGCCACATGGGAATGAAGATGTCCATGTGTGTAGATTTGGCGGCGCCACGATGCCAGACGAATGCCCCGTAGAAATTGCGGTCAGCCCGAATGGTGTTGGCCGCCTTGATGTGGAACGGAGCCGAAGCGGTAGAAATGCCTGTATATTCGTCGGTGGTATAGTGCGGGAAATAGTAGTTGACAAAAGCCGCATAGTCGGCACGCAATTTTTTGATGCGAGCCTGTCGTTGCCGAGGATTCTCGGCAGCGATAAAGGTGGCATTCTGTATTTTCTCGCAAAGCTCACGCCACTCGTCGTAGGAACGCCGTATTTCAGAAACCGAAGCCATGATTAGTGGAACTTAGATTGCAATAGTTCGGTGATATAGAGATCGTGATAGCGGTTGATGGTTTTGATGAGCTCAGGCGTCACCTGTTCGTCAAACTCAGCACGGAACTGCAACCACTTAGCGAAGCCCATGAAAGTGTCAACGACATCGACGATAGATGCTTTTTTGTCAAGACGTTCAATGGTCATAGACATTTTAGCGAGTTTGTCACCGAGCGAGTTAAACGCCTCGGGGTCGTTAGAGTCGTTGACCTGCTCGATGAGCCTGTCAATGGATAGGAGTAGTTTGTTAACCAGTTCGGGTCGAGTTATAGAAGCGGCGGCACGTTGTGATGCCCAGCCGAATTTTTCCACCCAAGCGGATATTGTTTGTTGCGACACGCCCGTTTTGTCGGCGATGATTTTTTGTTGTTCCCCTTGCATAAAAAGGAGCCTTGCAAACTCCCGTTTTTCTTCCAATTGTTTTTTAGTAGCCATTAAAAAAGTGTTTAATTGATATAAATATGATGCAAAAGTGGGATAAAAAGGGTGTGATAGAAAAAAGAGTGTAAAAGTTTTACACTCTTTTTGTTAGGGGTGAAATAAAGGGGGAAATTTGCGATAAAATAAACACGAAAATCAGTTGTGGGAGGATTGCTTGCGTGAGCCATGGAAACCGGGCAATCCTCATTGACGGAAACCGACAAAACAATAATATATAAATGGGAAAAGAAGCAATAATCACGAGTAACGGATTAAACAGTTATGGTAGCCGCGTGCTTACCGAGGGAGGCGACTTGCGCCAGTATGAGCGTAACCCTGTGTTGCTGTTTATGCACAACCGAGCGTTTAGCCGCGAGAACCTGCCCATAGGGCGTATGGAGGGGTTGAGAATTGATGGAGACCGATTGATAGGCACCCCGGTATTTGACCTTAATGACGAATTTGCCAAGAGGATTGCCGACAAATGGGAAAACGGCTTTTTGCGAATGCTGAGTGCCGGTATAGAAATAATCGAGACCAGCAGTGACGCCGGTGTGATGCTGCCCGGCCAAACCCGCCCGACGATCACCAAGTGGAAACTTGTGGAGGTGAGCGTGGTTGACATCGGAGCCAACGACGAGGCATTAAGATTGTATGACCAAGCGGGCACGATGCTGAAACTTGCCTCTGGCATAGACAACGAAGTGTTGCCACTATTAAAAGAGAGAGAAGATAACCAATTAATAATCAAAACAACAATGAACAAAGAACTATTAACATTACTCGGGTTGCAGGAAGGAGCAACCGACGAACAGGTTCTTGCAACGGTGCGAGGGCTTAAAGAGAAAGCCGACAAGGTGGAAGCGATGACGCTTGCCAATATCACGGCTATTGTAGATGAGGCAGTGACAACAAAGAAGATCACCGCCGACAAGAAGGA